CAGCAGCACAACAAACCTTAGCAACAGGTGGACAGTGTATGGCATTATCAACTCCTAACGGAATTGGTAACTGGTTTCATCAGACTTGGGATAAAGCAGAAAGTGGTGAGAATTCATTTTTACCTATAAGATTACCATGGACAGTACATCCTGAAAGGGACCAAGAATGGCGAGAAAAACAAGACTCAGATTTAGGTCCTAGAATGGCAGGACAGGAATGTGATTGCGATTTCTTAGCTTCTGGTGATACAGTATTTGAACCAGACGACATGATGTTTTATGAACAAACATACTTAAAAGATCCTTTAGAGAGAAGAGGTGTAGATGGTAATTTATGGATATGGGAAGGAGTTGACTACACAAAATCATATATGGTAGTAGCAGATGTTGCTAGAGGAGACTCTGCGGATTATTCTGCATTTCACGTATTTGACGTAGAAACTTGTACTCAAGTAGCAGAATATAAAGGTAAATTATCTCCTAAGGATTACGGAAATGTCTTAGTAGGAATAGCGACAGAATACAATCAAGCATTGTTAGTAATAGAAAACGCAAATATAGGATGGGCTACAATAGAACAGGTGATGGAACGTCAATATAGTAATTTATACTATAGTTCTACATCTCAAATGGAAACTGTAGAGTCTTATATGAGCAAGTATGAAAGAGATAAATTAGTCCCAGGCTTTACTATGTCCGTAAGAACAAGACCTTTAGTAATTGCTAAGATGATTGAGTATATTAGAGAAAGAGGCGTTACTATACAGTCTAAAAGGCTTTTAGGAGAGATGAGAGTATTTGTATGGAAAAACGGAAAACCTCAAGCACAAACTAATTATAATGATGATTTACTTATCTCTGCAGCAACTGCTCTATATGTTAGAGATACTGCATTAAGATTAAGACAACAAGGGATGGACCTAGCTAGAGCTCAATTATCTTCATTTACTAATCTAAATGCTAAGAATAAAGCTATAATAAAATCAGTTGGAAGTCCGCAAAATAATCCTTATATTATAGATAATGGACGAACCACAGAAGATATTTCGTGGTTATTAAAATAGACTATTTATATAAAAATACACATTAATGGCAGATAAATCGCTATTTGGACGTTTACAAAGACTTTTTTCTACCGACGTAGTAATACGTAATGTGGGTGGAACACAACTAAAAGTTGTAGACACAAATAATATACAGACGACAGGTAAGTATCAAACCAATTCTTTAATGGATAGGTTTACTCGTTTATATACTTACAACAAAGCAAACATATTTAATCCAAACCTTAATTATCAGACTCTACGTATTCAATTATATTCTGATTACGAGGCAATGGATACTGATCCAATTATAGCTTCTGCACTCGATATTATAGCAGATGAAGCAACAGTAAAGAATGATCAAAATGAAGTACTAGGAATTAAATCTTCTGATGAAAATATTCAAAGAGTACTTTACAACTTATTTTATGACGTTTTAAATATTGAGTTTAACCTCTGGTCTTGGACTAGAAATATGGTTAAATACGGAGACTTTTTCTTAAAGCTAGAGATAGCAGAGAAGTACGGTGTTTATAACGTCTTACCCTATACAGTTTACCACATCGCTAGACATGAAGGTAACGATCCTGAAAATCCTCAAAAAGTAGAATTTGAATTAGATCCTGACGGTATAGCAGCATCTACTGATTCTAACTATATGCCTGGAGGAAGAAAACGTAATAATAATATTACGATTGATAATTACGAAATGGCTCACTTCAGATTAATATCTGATACTCATTACCTACCTTACGGTAGATCTTATTTAGAGCCAGCTAGAAAAATATTTAAACAAACCTCTTTAATGGAAGATGCAATGTTGATTCATAGAATCATGAGAGCACCAGAAAAGAGAATGTTTTATATTAATGTAGGTTCTATTCCTCCAAATGAAGTTGAGCAGTTTATGCAAAAGACTATCAATGGAATGAAGAAAACTCCTTATGTTGATCCAGAAACAGGTCAATATAACTTGAAGTTCAATATGCAGAATATGATGGAAGATTTCTATCTACCTGTACGAGGAGGAGATACTGCTACTAAAATAGAAACTACCAAAGGATTAGATTACGATGGTACTAATGACGTTCAATACTTACAATCTAAGTTATTTGCAGCATTAAAGATACCTAAAGCATACTTTGGCTACGAAGGTGACTTAAGTGGTAAAGCTACTTTAGCTGCAGAAGATATTAGATTTGCAAGAACAGTAGAACGTATTCAAAGAATCATGGAATCAGAGCTTACTAAGATAGCTCTAGTTCACTTATACACTCAAGGATTCTCAGGTGAATCACTTACTAACTTTGAAATCAAGTTAACTACTCCTTCTATTATATTTGAACAAGAGAAAGTTGCACTACTTAAAGAAAAAGTAGATTTAGCTACTCAAATGAAGGATTCTAAATTATTCTCTACAGATTATATTTACGAAAATATATTTGACTTATCAGAAGATGCTTATATGGAAATGAGAGATCTAATGGTAGAAGATGAAAAACGTAAATTTAGAAGAGCACAGATAGAAGCAGAAGGTAACGACCCAGCTTCATCTGGAGTAACTTACGGTACACCACACGACTTAGCCTCTATGTACGGTAGAAGAGCAACAGCTACACCAAAAGGTGGAGAACAAGCTAATCTACCAGCAGGGTATAGCGAATGGGGACAGCCAGGCCCAGAAGGCGGAAGACCAAAAGAAAAAGCTTCTGTATACGGTACTACAGCAGGACTAGGAGGACGTGATCCTTTAGGTCAACATGGTATGAAAGGTGGTTTTCCTAGCGATGCCGATAATGTCAATGAAAACACAGTAGCAAAGACTATTTTAGCTAAAAACGAAGATCTTTTAAAGAAAATTGTTTTTACTAAAGATACGAGTGAGGACAACGAGGGACTATTAAACGAAGATCAAATAAAGGATTTAGGTAAGTAGTGCATATTTATATATAGTAAACGTATAAGATGAAAATAAAGCATTCTAAGTATAGAAATACTGGACTAATATTTGAATTGTTAGTTAAGCAGATTGCGGCTGATACTCTCTCTGGAGCAGAATCGCCGGCTGTCGGTATTCTCAAAGAATTCTATGCAAGTAAAACTTCGCTTGCAAAAGAATATAAACTATACGACTTAGTAACAAAGTCTAAAGGAGTAACACAGAGAAGAGCAGAAGCAATAGTTTCAACTATTACTGAAGTATCTAGAAAACTAAATCAAGATGCTCTCAAAAGTCAAAAATACAAACTAATATCAGAAATTAAAAAACACTATGATGTAGATGAGTTTTTTAGTATCCAAGTTAGAGACTACAAAGCACTAGCTGCTATGTACTGTTTATTAGAGGCTCAAAATAATGAAGAGCTAGTTGACCCTAAGTACTTAGTAGACAATAAAGTTACTATTTTAGAACACCTAACAGATAAAACTCAAGATACAAATGACGTTAAAGATACGTTAATCGAAGAGTATTCTAAATATGATAAAGATCTTAAACTACTAACGTTTAAAATTTTATTAGAGAAGTTTAACAGTACATATAAAGATTTACTGCCAGAACAGAAAAACATACTTAAAGAATTTATCACCTCAGTTAATTCAAAAAAACGTTTACACACTATAGTTAATGAAGAATTGACTAAATTGAGAATTCAGGTAAATGAGCTTTCATCTAAAGTAACAGATGAAGTAATAAAAATAAAATTAGAGGAAGTAGCCAAAGCAATCAATCCTGTAAAAAAGACTGAAAAAATTGGCGACACCCACTTGGTTAATTTAATGCAATTTTACGATTTAGTTAATGAATTAAAAACTCTGTAATGAAAAGATCAGAGCTTACATCATTAGTTAAAGAAGTAATGACTGAGTTAGACGAAGCTAACGTTACTGGAGGGTCAGCTACATTTACTCCTGGACAGGGAATGAATTATGCTACACCCTTTGCTTTCGGTAAAGGTAATAGAGCTAAAAATGCATTAAAGAAGTTAGGATATAAAAAGGTTAGTCGTCCTAAACGACCATCAAATACTAAATTAGTTGACTACTTATGAAAACAGCAACACAAAAATATCATGCGGTATTAGAAGGTAAACTTCAAGAAGCAGAATTTGTCCGTCAAATGAGACAAGCATATCCGCAATTCATCACTCAATGGAACGGGTATAAAGATTCCGTATCTATTCTTAAACAAAAGAGTCTTATTTTTGAAAAGAAAGAAGTTAAGAAAGATATTGATGTATTAGCAGATCAATTTCCTATAAATGTAGTTGAAAGAGGAATTGATGCAGAACTGGAAGCACAGGGTATAGACTCTACTGGGAATGTATCTAAAGAAGATTACATGAAAGCTAGAATTAAAGTAATTGCTAATTTACAGAAAGATGCTAATCACTATATTAACTTAATAGCAGGAGAATCTTCTAAGGTAGATAAACACGACCAAATGGTTGAGCCTAAAAAAGGTAATGAAGTAGATGTTCATAATGGACTTAAGAAAGCTGATTTAAAAGAAAATCATACTAAACCAGTAAACGAATATGATCAAGCAGATTCAGTAGCTGATTATATTAAAAAATATTATGCTAATCCTAAAACCGGTAAGAGTTTAATTGATGATGAAATCATTAACGACTTTTATAAAACTCACCCAGAATGGGAAGAACAAGCAGATGGTTCTGATGAAGGCATGGAAGCCGTAATGGATAACTTTCAAGAGTTTTTATCAGTAAATTACGAATCAGGAGCTGATTATATGCAAGAAAAAGTTGCTAAGTCTGCAGAAGATGTTATTGACCCAGCAGATTATGGAGCAATAGGCCAAGGGTACTTAAAAGGATTTAATAAGCCTCATTCACTAGATGCAGATCAATTAGAAACTTTAGGTAGAAAAGTAGTTGATAGTCTCCATAAAGGAGATTTTGATGCTGCTAAAGCTAAGTTTGTTAAAGAAGCTATGTCTGATGATGAAATGGCTAGAATTGCTAAATACGGTAAAGATACAGATATGAAATCAATTGACAAGTTATACAAGCTTGGTCAAATGTTTTCTAGTGATTTTGATTACGAAGGAATGCTCAAAGCAGGATTAAAAGTTAGATTAAACACACCGATAGATAAAATGCAAGCATTATTTGATTCATTCGAAGATGTTAATTACCACACAGAAGGTAGTCATCTATCTTATGCAATCGATGCTGCTAAAGAAGGTAATAAAGCAGAAGTATTAGATAACTTAAAGAAATTCAGAGCGGCTATTAAAAAGACTTTAAGTAGTTTCAACGAAGGTGTTTCTAAAGTTAGAAAACAA